TAACTTTCGAATACTTTGGCAATTTGTTTACTTGGCGTTGGAGCCGATAGTTCTTGCAGTTTCATTATTGAATCCTCTAATCTGTAGATATTTAGCCCGATTTACACAATTTTCTAATTCTGCAGTTACAGAATTATATAGGTCTATTTTGGGTTGAATCTTCATGTTTATAATTTCATAAAAATTCTCATGGCGTCCACGTTCGCCCACTGTCTTGCGGCAGTATATGTCTGCGGCCAGGGCCTGTTTTTTACGGTCTAGCACCAGTATCAAATTGCTTAAATTATACTGACGTTGATGATCAGCAGTACACCAACTCATGGCTGTTTTTTTACTGCTGAAACTGTGTATTTCTCTGTCCCAGGTACTAACGCTAAATCTTGTGTCATTGGGTTCAATGCAGTATTTTCCAAACACCACAATACCGCTATCGCCATTGTCTATAATAATAGAATCAATGTTGCGTTTGAGCTCACGTTCGGCCCAGGCTTCTAGTTTTTGATCTCGGGTCATTTTAGTACGTAGTGTGTGACCATGTATCCCAGGGCCGCTGTTAAAAATCCAATAATACCAATACCCCAACCAATCAATTGATTGTTGCGGCTGTCACCCATTTTGATCACTGCCTCATGCACGTTGTGAATGCTGGTCTTTAGATCTACTGTGTCTGCTTTGACATCGTCAATGCGTTGTTCTAAAGCCGTATAACGCTGAGCGCATAGTTCAACGTGTGCTTCAAGACTTTTCTTTTCAATGTCAGTGGTATCAGCCATGATTACTCCAATGCATTATTTACCGTAATGAACCAAATGTTTTGACCTTCTCCGTCGGTGGTAATAGTAGGGGCCAGGCTGGGTTGTTCAGTGAGGTTCAACATCATGGGCACACCTTCACAATCCACTCTGAGTCCGGCCAATGGATCGGCGTCTCCGTGTATTTCAAACACCCCCTCACTTTCGCTTCGAAATTCAAATTCCCATACACCGTCCGTTTCAACAGGAATGGTCAGATCCACAGGTTGTGTTCGTAAACTTATGATTTGCAACAGAGTTTCCCAATTGCGTTGTTGGTTGCGAGAATGATTCCAATCATCCTGACTGCGTACCTGTTGACCTGCACGGTCCACAAAAGGAATTTCACTTGGCCTGAAGTGTCCGGTTACACCAGTAAGGCTACAATCAAAAAGAGTACGGCATACGATTTTCATTCTATGAGTATTTAATGCCAAAAAGAAACCCCGGAGTTTTTACGTCCGGGGATGAATCAATTATTCAGTAACTATTAAGATACCAAAGAAGTGAATGTAGCGGCGTTAGAAACGTTGCCTGTTGGGATACCAATGTTCAAACCACCAGTTGCATTGGCTGTTTGAGCAGCCGCAACCAATGTTGCTGTTGTGTAAGCGCCACTTGGGTAGATAGCAAGGTTGATTGTACCAGCAGTTGCACCTGCTTGGTAGAACGCAATTGTACCACCTGCACCGCCGCCAGTAATGCCAGCGCCAGATTGGATTGCTTGAAACACGTTGTTCAAATAACCGTTAACGTTACCGGCATTTGTTAATGCGGCATTTGCTGTCAATAAGAAGAAGTCTAGCTTTGGGCCAGACAACATCACTGGGCCTTGGGCCGCGACGTTTGCTGTACCAGCGATAGAACCATTTGCTACGTCCAGTGCAAATACTGGTTGGGTAGTACCGTTTATTTTTGTAAATGTTGCCATTTTATTTTTCCTTTAAGTTAGTGGTCTCAGTGGACCTGCTTTTATTTAGTCAATTTGGAAAAATCACGCCTGTTGAGGATTGTTTCTCTGACGATTTTGCGCCGCAAATGCGTTGGGGTCAAATCTATTTACTGCTTTTGCATAGCCCACAGGGGTGGCCATGACCCAGCCTTCTTGTCCTGGATGCTCAGTATCTGCCTGGCGCAACAGGTGCATCTTGAGATCGTGCAACAAGTTAAATGCATTAAACGCGGCTGCCAAGGCAGGGGTATTTGATGTGGGGCTGTTCAAGTATTCCACAATATTGCGGAACTTTTGTGGGGTTACCCGGGTTTGCAACCACTCGCCAAACTCAGGCAATAGTGTGGCACCGTTGAGTGGACCGCCCACTTTGGTGTTGATGAAGTCCACGCAGAGTTTTGCTAGATCAGTAATCTTGTGTGCTCGTAGTTCTGCAGGATTAAACAGCGTGTCGATTGCTCGGCCCTGACTCTTGATCAATTGTTTGAGTTGTTTTTCAGCGTTGGTTTCAGTTTGTAACTGCTTGGGGCTTGCTGGTCGTTCCAACATCAAGCCGGGTACTTCATTAAATTTAACACCGCTGAGTGGTTGACGTGCATCTCCCGCATCCGCATACATTGAGTGAATGGCAATACCAATGTTTGAGTTGCCAATGCGTTGTCCCAGTGAACTCTTGACTGGAATCTTGTACTCTACTGTGTTGGGACGAAACACATAGTTGCCGGCTTCTATGGGAGGAGTTGACATGTATAACAAATCGCCCTTGACATAGCCACGGAAGTTGGGAGGTAGTGCGGCTTCCAGTACAGGGAATAGTGTGGTGTACAGTTGAATCAATTCTGTTCGATCACCTGAGCGACGGCTCTGTATGTCGGCCATCATTTGTGGGCTTGTGGCCAGGCCATCATAGCCCTTGGCTTCAAAGCCCGAGCCATCAGTGAGGACAAATTCTCCATTCAGTGGCTTGCGGCCAAATATCACAGCAGGCTTGCCATCCCATTTGGCTGTGACCGTTGCAGGTTTTTCAGTAGCGTGTTTGACAATTTCCAGTGCGTCCTTGACGCCTTGAGTGCCACGACGGAATACCAGATCTTCGAGATGTTCAATGCCCTTGGCTCGGCCGCCAACTCCGGCTTGTTCTGCTTCTACCAAGGCCACATAGCCCTGGTTCACAATACGATCACGCAAGCGAGCCAACCAGTTAACTTCGCTTTCAGACATGGTCATGTCAGGTTCTTGAACACCTTCACGAGCAAGATATTCACGGAAGTCTGCCAATTTAGCATCACGGTCTGGATCCATGGCCAAGGCTTTGTAGATACTTTCCACAGTCATCAATTGATTGCGTTTGTACTGGGGAGCCAGCAATATGCCAGCGGCTTGATCTGGATCCATTGTGACCACTCGATCTGTTTGACGACTGATGATACCTTTGGCCGACGCTTTGAGTCCCAGTGCTTTGGCAATGCTTGACATCAGCACATTACGGAACACACCTTTATAAGCACTACCTGTGCCACCACCCAGCCAGAATGTACCCCATTCCATATTGGGCATGAACATAAAGTCTGTTTGTACATAGCCACGCTTGGGGTCACCTTGGATGGGTGTTTTAAAGTGTACTGCTTCGCCAGTTAGTCGGGTCCAATCCCGGGGATCTTGTTTGTGTTTTGTGGCCCAGGCATCTAGTCGGCCCTTGAGTTCGGCCTTGGTTATTTCTGTAGCATCCACAGCAAGATCTAAATCACCAGAGTCGTCTTTTTTACCTGTTGACCCCAGCCACTTGACAGGAATGCCTGCTTCGTCCTTTTGCTTTGTCAAGTCCAGGCCGGTGAGTTTTTCCAGCCAGGCCACTGTGCCGGCGATGTCTGCTTGTTTAATTCTTTGTGTTAGTGGTTGGCCTTGTGCATCTTTGAATACATTGCCACCTTCGTTGAGATAAGTCATTACCATGGGATTCCATTTTCGTCAGCGGCAGCCTTGTGATTGGGATTGTTCTTGTCGTATTGTATCCAACCTTGACCAAAGTTAATTTCTTTGCCCCGGGTGCGAGGATTTGTTTGAAACTGTACTGCACCCACACCGCCACTGCCGGCCGCACCACCACGTTTGATATCGTATGCTATGATATTTTGTGCCGGTAGTATTCCGTCGCCCACTAGTTTGATCCAATCCAGGCCCATGTTTTTGGGGTCGACACCTTGAATCTCGGCTTGGTAGATAGCGTCTATCATTTGTGTGATATCCGCAACCACATCTTGTATGCCTTGTTTGGCCACTGGATCTTTGATACTATTGGCCAACTGTGTGTATTCTCTGCCAACCATTTGATTGACTAGAGTGTGCAACTCTTGCTTCAATGAAGCCACACTGGGTTGAGTGACTGCACCGATACTGTTAGCAGGATTACCATTGCTGTCTTTGCTGTGTGCCAGGAAATTCTGTACGGTGTTTGCCCAGGAAGCCTGCATTGTTGTGGCCAGTTGTTTGGCCATGGGGCTGTTGATCATGCTCTTGAATAGGTCTTCACGACTCATTGATGTGCCACCTTTGCCCATGACATCTACGCCGCCAAAGGCCTTGCTCATAAGACTTTTGCCCAGTGCTCCTAGTGTACCGCCTGCCAGGTTTGCCGCTCCGCCCACAATTTTTCCCGGAACGCTGTTGGCGATAGCACTGCCTACAGATCCACTGGTCTTGGCTGCGGCCGAGGGAGTTGCAGTGGCAACAGTGCCAGCAGTTGACGATCCACTAGTGGCAGCAGGTTTGGCAAAACCTGAGCCGTAAGTTACCTTGGGTTGAACACCACCGGTTGCTGTCGCTGTTGGCATGTTGGCAAGTTCGTTTAATTTGCGTCGAGTTATTTCATGAATCTGCATTGGTTCTCCTGACAGATCGCGAAAACTTGCCGGCATCTTTGGTGCGTATGGCATTGAGCAATTTACGTGTGAGGTTTTCTGCTTGCTCTGCACCAAACTCTGATTCTATTTGTTCAATCAAGCGTATGGCACTGGCAATCACGCTGTCAGCCCTAGTTTCAATGATCAGGCGGCGATCCCGCTTCACATACATTGAATCTAATTCTTCCAACAAACTTCGGGTCTTTTTCTGCATTCGATCTGGGCCTTTGGATTATTTAGTGCTTTAGGGATTCTAATAAATATCTATTATACAGG